AGATTCATATGAATCAACGATGCTTTTGGGTGTCCGGCCCTGCTCAGAATATCTCTGAATATTCCAACAAGCTGATTGAAAACGGTTGGAAGATAGTTTCACTCCATATCACGCCGGATTCAACCGCTGTGATTCTTGCTGAAAATTCCGCCGCCGCTCCTTTGAACTTGACTTTTAATAAAAAGTAATTCACTCTTTAGCCAAGATGAACACCGCTCAAATCATTCTCTCTCAAATCAAGGCTCTTGATCCTATGGCTTTGTTCGCTTGGGGCGCAAAGAATCTGGTCAATATGGGCGATGGATTGAAGTTCAAGACCACGGGCATGACTCCTTACAAGGGATATGTTTACATCAAGCTGAATGGTAAGGACTTGTATGACGTTCAATTCTTTAAACTTCGCAATCTGGAGGTCAAGACGAACAAAATTGTGGAAGATGTTTATGCCGAAGACCTTGTGCAAGTAATCGACGGCTACGTTGGTTGATAGTTCTTGACTTTTTATAAAAACCTGCCATAGTTATTGCCAAGATGAAGACCACCAATAACCAAATCAAGATTCGTTCTGTTTTCACCTCTGGCATCAATCTGGGAGGCAGCACCCATAAGACCAAAAAGGGCAAGGGAAGTTATTCCCGCAAAGAAAAGTATGGTCAAAGGTGGGAATAACCTTGACTTTTTATAAAAACCAATCACCATACCAAATATGAACTCCATATTCTCTCCTACTCTCGAAAACAAGCCGGTCGTCGCCAATGGACCCAAGATTGGCGACATTCTGGTCAGCACTGCTGGATATGAGGCTTGCATCGCTCATTTCGCCAAAGTGGTGGATGTTACCAAGTCCAGCGTCAAAATCGTTCGTTTGGGCTGTAATAATACCTACAAGGGTTCTGGTGGTATGGAGTGGGAAAGCCTTCCTAACTTCAACGCCGAAAGCGACGAAGTTGAAACCAAGCGTTTCAAACCGTATGGCGAGACTTACAAGGTAAAAGACAGCAGCTATGCCACATTTTATCCTTGGGGTGGAGAGCCGATCAGCTGTTATAACTACCATTAAGACTTTGGGTTAGGTGTTCATGGTGAAATGGGGAGGAGCGTGGTGGCTCCTCCCCTCTTTTTTTGCTTGCATTTTTTATAATATCTGCCAACCTTTAGGAATGATGAACACCACTAGCAAGAACGTCCACTATGCCAGCTATGATGTTATGAGCGAGGGCCGTCGCCTCGCACAGGTCACCTTCCCCAGCGACACTCTCAACGCCAACTTCTACGACGTTTGCTTCTACGACCCTGCCACCGATACCTTTCGAGGTGACACGGTAGTTGGTCAGTATACGCTGAAGCGGGTAGTGTAACCCCCATACGGGTGGGGTGGGAGATAGGGGTTTAACCCCACCCCTACCCCCCATATAGGTGGGGGTTTAGGTGTCTTCTAGGTGGGGGTAACCCCCCACCCCCCACGGGGCGGATATGTCTTTTATTATCGAAGTCAATTTTTGTCCCAGACTTTCATATATACCAAAATAATAAATCTTTATATCTTTGTTATATGGCTTTATAATCTATGCTGTTTTTTGGATATATGTTTTTTGCTTTTATATCCTGTTTTTTGAAATTAAAAAATTTGAAGATTTGGATATATGATTTTTGTATATACCATGTTGATTTTTAAAAAATACACGGGGTAAATTTTTCTTATAGGATTTTGGTATATACTATAAATCTTTATATTTATAATCTATGGCGAAATTTACTGGCTCACTTGCTTATTTCTGGAATGCTATTGACGGCGTTGCTTTCCAAGGTGGTATTCCATCAAGTGGATCTCAAATCACGCAATGGTTTGATAGCATAAGCTCTCTTAGCTTGAATAATACTGCTGGTGGAAATAAAGTAAGTTATATAAGTTCAAGCGCTATACCTGGTGGTGTATTTTTTGCTAATTTGGCGGACAAGGAACTTAGTACTAGTAATGCTGGTGTATTAGGCACATTCAATAATAAATCTCGTGCCACGGTCATATTTGTTGGTCGTCCACTGACTGGAAGTGGAATTCAAACCATATATGGCGGCGATGGTGATGGTTTAAGTTTGCAAGTATCTGCGAGTTTATTGAGAGTTGGTGCGGCGGGTGGATATGCTACATCAAGTATAACTGTAGATACATCAAGAGCACACGTATATACTTTGATATATGATGGTACCAAAGCAACTCAAGCTGAAAGATTGATTTTTAGAAGAGACGCGCTTGATTTGACTCTTGGTGGATATAGCGGATCCATCAGTTCTAGTATGTCCAATGGAACCACGGTATTTAGAATGGGAAATTCTGGAGCCCCGTATATTACTGATTTTTATGGTATAGCGCATCAATTATATTTGTATACCAGTTCGCTGACAACGCAACAGGCATATGACACTGAAATTGATACTACTATAAACTTTGACATTGTTCTTGTTACGCCGACTCCCACTCCTACACCAACATCCACGGCGACTCCCACAGTTACTCCAACCATAAGTGTTACTCCGACGATTACAGTAACACCATCAAATACATCAACGCCGACTGTTACCCCGACGATAAGTATTACTCCAACCATTACGGTGTCACCAACAATCACTGATACTCCTACCAACACTCCTACTCCAACTGTAACTCCTACTATTAGTGTAACGCCGACGATAACAGAAAGTCCCACTGCAACTCCAACCAGCAGTCCCACGCCTACGATAACTCCGACACCAACCCAATGTCACGTTGGATCAAATTTGGCGTTGTATTATGATACAACCAACCCAACTTCGTATAATGGATCTGGATCAACCATATACGATTTGTCTCCTAATGGAAGAAATGGCACGCTGTATGGAAGTCCGTCTTATGTGTCAGGATCCTCTGGATATTTTGCCTTTGACGGAGTAAACGACTATATCGCCTCGCCAAACCTGTACGATGTAATATCAGGAAGCGAAACACACACAGTAGAAATTTGGGTAAAACCTTCAGTATCCAGCGTCAATGTTTGGAGTGATGCAAGCCAGCAAAATACAACTCAATTTTATCACGCTGCGGGAGCACAGATTATACCTGTAGGCCCATTCAATCAAGCGATCACCAATCTTTGGAACATCTCGACTGGTACACAAAGAACAGTTGCTGGAACAATCACATTAAACAACTGGAATCAAATTGTTAGAGTTTATGATGGCACCAATATAACCGGCTATCTCAATGGATCAAACGCCAATGCTGCTACAAGTATGACTTGGACTACTCCAAAAGAAAGTTCAAATGGAAACAATTGGTATTTGTGTTTTGGTGCTGGAGAAACGACAACCTATCTTAGCAGCACCGCCAATTATTTCAGCGGAAGCATTGGTATCATAAGAGTATACAAAGGCGCACTTTCGTCTGCGCAAGTGTTGCAGAATTACAATTGCGGAACTTCATCATTTTTCAATGGAGTTACTCCAACACCGACTCCAACACCAACGGCTACAACTACTCCGACATTCACTCCTACTATAAGTGTTACTGCGACAAATACTCCGACAGCAACTCCTACAGTAACTTCAACGATCAGCAATACGCCGACAGCAACACCAACTGTGACACCGACAGTAACTGCGACGATCACGGACACTCCAACATCCACACCAACTCCAACATCCACGGTAACTCCTACGATCAGCGATACTCCGACGGCTACACCGACTCCAACACCAACCGAGACTCCTACAGTTACACCAACACCGTCAATAACACTGACACCTGAACCAACGATTACGCCAAGTCCCACGATAACTGATACACCGACTCCAACACCAACCGAGACTCCTACAGTTACACCAACACCGTCAATAACACTGACACCTGAACCAACGATTACGCCAAGTCCCACGATAACTGATACTCCGACTGCTACGCCGACGGAAACTCCTACGAGCACTCCTACACCAAGTGTCACAGAAACTCCCACACCGACCGTAACCGATAGTCCAACTCCTACTCCTACAGTTACTTCGACAGAAACACCAACACCAACGGTTACTCCAACCGAAACGCCAACTCCAACTGTGACACCAAGCGTAACGGCGACTGTCACACCGACCATAACAATAACTCCGTCGCCAACAACAACTCCATATCCGAGGTTGTGTATCAAGCCGCTGCTTGTGAGAGATAACGATTTTCCATTGTGGAAAGGAAGCGGATTTATTTTAAACTCCGATAAAATCGAAGAAGTTAGTCCGTGCGGAACAATAATGTATGAAGGAGCTATTGTACAACTACAAGCCAGCCAAATATTATACAGTTTTGATTATTACAAACTATATCCTCCTCATACTATCTATAGTGCAGGAGCATTTTGGTATATTACCGCCGCAGGATTTACTGCTTCATATGATCCAGATACATATGTAAGAATAGGAAGAGAAATGAACATAACTGGTTCTGATGCCAGCATACAAGCTATTTATAGATAATAATATGAGCATATACAAAGACAACATAAACCAGAACGAACTGAGCAAGGTTATCAAAGACATGCAACCTGATATCAGGCGCACTCCAAATTATAATGAAGCCGCAGCCAATATTGTGAAGCAGGGCATAGACCAGAAGCACGCATTTCGTGCAGAGAATAATCCTTTCAAGCCAAAGAGCAAGCTGTTGTAAGATGAAAAAACGTCTTCCATTTGATATAGAGTTCTTGATGGAAAGCATCCTGTCGGAAAGTCCTGATAGAATTATCATTACCAAAGATGATGTTGAAAAATTCAAGAAGCTCGGAATGACCCTGAAAGCAGGAATGACTTTCTGGGATGACACGGACGCATATCCATTCTTCATAGAGCCAAAGGACAGGATTGTGGTTTATAGACACAGCGCGACCCACGGAAATATGGAGATCATGCTTCGCAGTGCATCCAACCGAGCATACAGCGAAAGCGGATTTGCGTTTTCATATAAGTTTTCTAATATGCAGGGAGATATAGGATTTGAGTCAAAAAGAGACAGCAAAAACAACTGCTATTTTCACGGGTTGAAAGGAAATGACCTAAATGACGTTCTTGCTTATATCAAAAAACACAAGGAATATTTCAATGCTATTGAGGTCCGTGGCCCAGGTGGTGAAAAATCCCCAGAAGCATATGAGATTGCTGGCAGAGTTTGGGTAGATGGGCGCGTAATAAGTTTCTGGAACGAGAAGGAAAAAGTTATGCCGTATATGAAAGAGATTTTCAGCTTCATGGAAAATTTCAATATGAATATTGAAAAGTGCTTGTATGAGTTTATTGATAGTCGCGGATTTTACACTCATTATGAGTTGACGGGACAACTGCCAGACACAAAAGAAAAACTAAGTGCAGCCGAAAAACAGGAACTGCTTGCACAAAAACATCTGAAGAAAGACAAGGAAGAATTTGGCTCACAATTTTGGGCACAACACGGAAAGAAAGCGGCCAAAGGATTTGATATTCCGGCAAAAGCAAGTGCTGCAATGCCAGCACGCGAAGGACATATCAAACTCAAAGATTTGATAAAGGAAAGTCCAGACGCTGTGCTTAGTATTGGTGGCGATTTAAGATTGGCGAGATATATGGACGCGGACGCTATAGCATTTTTTGTTTACCCAAAATTTTCAGCAATCAATGTCGGTGGAACACACAGCGATATAATGGAAGTGCTTCAACACGCTCACGAAAATATAGATTATATTACCGACGATCATCCAGAAGCAAAACAGGAATTTTATGATATGGTTGCGAGACGAGGTATTGAAATATCAGATTTTGAAGCTATGTTAGATTCTGTATATTCTGGTCCATTGGCGAATTTTATCAAAGGTGGAGTTCATAACGACGATGATCCAGGATTATTTAGAATAAAATCCGGAGGGCTGGCTGGTAGAATATGGAATAGAAAAAAGTTCATATCGTTCTGGAATGATAAAGACGAAGTAATAGATAAGTGGAATGATATTGAAAGACTGTATAATGATTTTGGAGACAAGCTGGGAAACTTGGATGAATATCAAGTAGATTGGCTTGATAGAGATGTTCGCAATGGAGGACCATTGACGCCAGCAAGTTCTATATCAAGTTCTATTGGACAAAAGAAAGACGACAATCAACTTGATTTTATTGATAAGTTGACCGGTGAAGAACCTATAAGCAAAGAAGAAATACTAAAGATACAAAAAAGATTACATACATTAAAGCCGCAGGAAAAGAAAGAAGCACTGAAAAAGCTAGGAGCAACAAATACAAAAGCGGCAGATATTGCAGATAAATTGGAAATGACAGTGGCAGAATTCAATCACATAATGAATGTGAATGAATCTAATAACGCCGACTGAATATTGTTCTAAATAATCCTTTAAGGTAAAAACTGGGATTCTTTCCTTTTAGCAAACAAGCGAAAAGGCATTTCAGATGAATGTAACCATGTGATATTCGGTCATTTATGCTGAACTTATCCACGGTCATTATAAATATTAAATGTTCTAATATTTTCCTCTTGATATTTTCGATATATTTGGTAACGTATATGAACGATGAATAATACATCAGACACAAACACAATCAAGCGCCGCCGTGGTCGTCCACGCAAGGTGGAGGTCGAGGCGGATGGTGAAGAAGTTATGCGCGGCAAGACGGTTGGACTTCCCGCTATGATCGCTCCCAATGAGCACGATGTAAGTGATGAACTGTCCTATCTCGACAGTTATACATACGGACGTTATAACACAGATTATAACGAATAATTTTTCTATGAGTAACGACACACTGGAAAAGACAGAAACCACAATGTACGCCGTTTTTCGGAATGGCGTCCGCGTCAGCGATTCGGAGTATGACTCCAAGCTCGACGCCCAGCGAGAGCTTGACTATTGGACCGGTATCATCAAGCGATATCCGGATGGCAGCAAGCTCGAAATCCGCCCTCTCAACCAAAAGAGAGTCAAGAACTAATCAACCCATATAAATTATGCAAGGTCTAAGACAACGCATTTTGCTTGCAACTTCTCAAGATGAAGTCAGCAAGTTGTTGAATGAAGGAAAGACATACGAGTTTGCAAGCGTAAAGACAAAGAACGCTTGGAACAGCGCCGCACGCCGCAGGGCTGCTGGCGAAAAGTATGTACCCACCAAGTCAGATACACCTGCGAAGAAGAAAAAGATTCGTCGCAGCCGCTAAAACAAAGGGGAGGGAAACCTCCCCTTAAATTTTTATGAAATTAATCACAGATAAAGAATATAACAAGATTTATCAAGAATTGCTGAACATCGATAAGGTTTTTGCGGAGATGTGGAAGCGGTATGAGAGAATGGTTCTTGATGATGAAGAAGATACTGCTGCACTGGAAGTATCAAACGCCAATTTCAGAATTGTTGTAAATCCAAAGTTCTGGAAACGATGCAACAGGCACAAGAAAGTTTTTATTATCTGTCACGAAATGTGTCACGGTATGTTTGCGCATTGGATGTATCCGCAGAACTTTATGCGCGAATGGGCAAACATTGCACAGGATATCCAAGTGAATGAATTTCTGTTTAATAATTACAGATTTTCACCGGCACTGATCAAGAGTGACAATCACGCTTCTATAAAAACTGTATTCAGAGAGTCTGCAAAGTATGTGGAAAGAGACAGAGATTATATTTATTATTATAATCTTTTAATGAAATGTCTCAAGAAGTAGTTATAAATGAAAAGGATCTGATAACTCTGAAGAGTCACGGAACGGTATACATTTGCAGATCGTGCAAAGATAACAAAGACAGGTTGGTACTAATAAACTACAAATCCGGTGGAATACATCAAGTGTTCACCGGATTTTGTGTTTCTTGTGCGGAAGAAATAGAAAGCTGTTCTGTTTGTCCCAAGTATTAGCTCACGGGAGCATTTTGCCATCTTGGCGGATTGTCTGGACATTTTGAATGAGGCATATACAGTTTCATCACGCTACAACCACACAGATTGCACTTTCCAATTTTTCCGTATGCGTTTGGATCCCAGTGAGGGCACGCCAGACATATGTTTTTTCTGTATTGGAAAACCTCATCAGATACTTTTTGCAGTCCGTCTTTCACCGCAAAATTAACGGCAGCGGTTCCAAGACTTTTTGCCTTGTCTATAAGATTTGGATCTTTGTTTAGTTCCATAATATTTATATGTAGTGTTATATCCTAATAAAAAAATACATATTCCTAAAGAATTTACTCTTTTTGGCCACAAATATGAAGTAAGGCTGGAAGACGACTTGTTTGAAAAAGAAAACTGCTATGGCAATGCGGACGAGGATCTTAAACTCATAAGACTTCAGAATATAGGCGAAGCCACGAGAAAATATGAAGAAGACGGTAAGATATATAACAGCAAAATAGTCATAACCGAGAACACTTTGGCGGAAACATTCTTTCACGAGATGGTTCATATCATACTTGATGCCACCGGAGAAGAAGATTTGTCCGAGAATGAAAAATTCGTGAATATAGTGGCAAAATGTATGCTTGAAATATATTTATCTTCAGTATATGAAAAAGAATCCAAACCGTAAGTCTGGATCGAAGTCAAAATCAAAGTCGGAGTCAAAATACACATACGAAGTCATCGAACTCCCGTCAACCAACGCGGAAATGGAGAAATATTTGGATCTTCACCGCCACGAGATCAACAGTCGGGTGCTGAATAACATAGAATATGCTATCAAGATGCGTCTGCCGGCGGTTGAAGTATTCACTTTCAAGAATTCCAACTTTGTGGTCATGATGAACCGCAAGGATTTCAAGGAAAACATCGAGAATATCATAGAATTTAGTCTTAAAAATCAAGACTATGAAGTTTGCAATCAAGCAAAAAAGGTTATGCAAAGATTGGACCGAATGTCCATCGTTTTCAAATACCCAAAAATAAAAAAATAACTATGTCAAAAAAGAAACGCCTACTGAACAAGAAAAAGCAAGAAGAACAAATCAACACCCAACCAAAAGATAGAAGCCCAGTAGTACACCAACGAAGCAAAGTAGAGCATTTCCTAACAATATTTCAGAGAGAATTAACAGAGAAACAAAAAAAATTCATAGAACTCGCACTTGATAAGAAAGTAAAACTGTTGCTGGTTTCTGGTCCCGCAGGTTCGACCAAAACATATTTGTCTGTGCTCGCGTCACTGATGCTTATAAATGAAAAAAAGGTCAGTGACATCCTTTATGTACGCAGTATAGTTGAAAGCGCCGATGTGAAAATGGGCACATTACCCGGTGAGGCAGATGATAAATTGAGTCCTTACAAGCGCCCACTTATCGACAAACTTGATGAGTTGTTGCCAAAAGAAGACATTGCGTATCTGATCAAAGACAATAGACTTGAAGGTTTGCCAATTGGATACTTGCGCGGTTTGAATTGGAATGCCAAGGCAATTGTTGCCGACGAAATGCAGAACTGCACCAAGAAAGAATTGGTTACCTTGATGACCAGAACTGGTGAATTCAGCAAAGTATTCGTTTGTGGAGACCCACAGCAATCAGACATCAATGGACGCAGCGGATTCCAAAGCATATTCAATCTTTTCAATGATGATGAGAGCAAATCCCACGGCATATATACGTTTGAGTTCACAGAAGACGATATATTGCGCAGCGAGCTTGTAAAGTTCATCGTTCAGAAGATCAAGAACCTCGGCTGATATAATAAATCCATTCACAAAGCGTAAAATCATATATATTTTTGGGGGTGCCGTGATATTTATAATAAAACGATACTTTTATTATGGCCAACCAGAAAACAACTGAATTACGCACGCTTACTTCTCAGTACGTCGCACACGGAGACTGGCTTCCTATAGTGGACGTTAGTCAATTGACTAGCAGTCCAACCGGAGAAACCAAGAAAATTTCAGCCGCCGATTTGGCCGAGTATGTCGTGTCTGGTGGATTTGCAAATTTTACCATCCCACAAAGAGGGAATCAAACATCAAATGGATTGTCATTTGCCGAAAACTATTCTCCGTGTGGAGATTTGGGAATGTATTGCTATGGATCGGCCCAAAATCTTGGCAACGAATTTACTCTCAGCGTTCGCGCATTCATTCCATCGGACGCATTATTGACAGATACCGACAAAAGAATATTGTTTGGTGTGGGTTCGCAAGTTGTTGGTATGTCGGACAGCGGAAGCAGAGCATATATCGGCGTGGCATCCAGCAGTTTGATTGCTTATGTCAATGATGGAACCAACGAGAAAATAATCGAATATGTCGATTTCATCAAAACATATCCGGACAGAGTATTCGAAGCAACGATCACAAAAGACACTTCGGACATATTCAAGTTCTATATAAACGGGCAGATCTTTGGTCAAGTGTCAAGTGCTCCAAGTTATATCAGCAGTTCATATGTAACGATGGGAAATGGAAAAGACGGATGTCATTGGAATATTAATTCCGTGATTTATGAGGCTCATGTTTTCAACGCCGCCGCCAGTGAAACAAAGGTGCTTCAACATTTTTATGGAGGGGTGAGATCAAACGATTCTACTTTGGTGGCATCATATGTACCAGAAAACTTGAATCCTGGTCCAACGCAGTGGCTGGATTCAATTGGTGACGGGCATATGCTATTGCCAAGATCCGGTTCTCAGGCAACAAGTCCAACAAAACATTTCAATTTGATATTTTTCAGTGATGGAACTTCAGGATATCTTGGAGATGGAACATTGAGAGATGTGTTGCCGGAAAATTATGTATTGACTGATTGCTTTGTTTACTCACCTGGAAAACCATTATTGTCCATCGGTTCAACCGCCGCCGTTGCTGTACCAGGTGACAGTGGAATTTATTCGTTCAACAACAACAGAGTTCCGTTGGTAAGTGCATCATACGGCAGAAACGTATTACCTCTGCTTGAATTGGGAGTAGCACACAATGACAGAAGTTTATATGTATTCTATAGTGCCAGCGCCGCACCTTGCACATTCAGTTTCCAAGGATATACATCCAAGTATGGAGTAATAAATTACATACCACCTTCGCCTACTCCTACACCTACACCAACAATTACTATTACACCATCTCAGGCTCTTCCAACACCAACGCCTACCACAACATCGACTCCTACACAAACTCCTCCGTTGGCTCCTGGCATATATCTAAGTTCAAACAGCTTCAAGCTAAACGACAGTTCATATGTGTTTACCACGGACAGTACAATTACGTCCTTGCCAAAATGGAAATTGCGAGTCAAAGCGACCGAACTGACAAACGTGATGCCAAATCAGGGATTGGAACAAAGAGCAACAAGAACGGATGCAGGATTCAACACGAATTATGCTCCATTGGACAATCCTCCGGTAGGAAAATATAAAACCGAATTGTATTATGTGGAATATGATACAACGCCGGATATTTATGGAAACTATAATGTCTTGAACGTAGGACCAAGAACGACGGTAACGATGAGTGTGGCAACAGCGTCCACATTCAGCCCACCTCCATATCCCGGCAATGATGTATACCTATCGACCAATACGTTCGGGATGAACAATCCTGCGTATGTTTACACAGGAAATTCTTCGGTGCTGAGTTCTTACAGATACAAACTTCGTTGTAAAATAGCGGGAACGGTTGGAACTGAACTAACCGCCGCATTTGGGTCGGATTCTCAACAAAGATCCGTTGCCTGGGATAATAATTATTCAGAAATTATCCCTCCGGGTGTAGGTATATGGCCAGCAGAACTGTATTGGGTAACTTATGACAGTGGATATACAGCAACCGTTCAATCTGCTCCTTGGCAAGTTGCCACAATGTCAATCGCGACAGCATCTGGCTTCACTCCGGTGACACCTCCTCCATATACTGCATCAAATCATCCTAATGTATATCTGAGTGGTTCAACGGGAACAACATTGACATTTAAGTATAGCAATCCTCCATATATATATTGTACAGATTCGTCCGTTCTTTCGTCTCCATATTATAGATTACGTTGCAAAGCGTTGACATATTATACTTCTTCCGCAACGTGGGGAGCATTACCCGGTGGGACAGAACAGAGAGCAATCGCGTGGAACAACCAATATCAAACCATATTCCCACCAGAACCTGGTGTATATAGATTTGAATTGTACTGGATCACATATCCAGCTGGCCCATTCTCTACTGCCGGTGCAACTCTTTATACCGGAAGTGCATATTCCATAGATGTGACTATAACTCCATAATTTTTATGCGAAGATCTATACCTCCAAGAGGAAATCCCGAAAGATCGGTGTTTGGAATATTGGGTGCTACTCTTGGAGCGGACGATGGAAATTTTTATACAAAAACGCAAAACGATTCCAGAAACATAGGATGGGAATACGTAGGAAATGATAATACTACGTTCACGCCTACCCCCACCCCGCCAGTATCCAACACTCCTACGCCTACTCCTACATTGACTAATACTCCTACCTATACAACAACTCCGACGAAAACACCAACACAGACACCAACACAAACAAAGACCCCAACACAAACTCCATCACCGAGTTGGTCATCATAACTTATGAATCACGAAAGAATTTTAGTACATAAAAGTCCAGAAAATTCCGTGTTCGGATTGAAAGGGTCCGATGTAACTACGGACGAAGAAAAATTTTATATCAAAACGGAAAATGATACTAGAAATTCTGGTTGGAAAGAAATTCCTCCAACTCCTACACCAACACAAACCGTATCTGTGACTCCGTCCAAGACCATGATTGTTACGAGAACACCGTATGCCACATACGTGCCTCCGACTCCTACACCCACGATATCAATTACTCCTACAATCACACCATCTTCTGCGCCGGGAACGAGCACAACACCCACACCAACTCCAACAGAGACTCCGTTTAGAACTACCGTAAATTATACAGTAATATCAAACAACGTTGCGTTTGGTACTGCGGAAGTTATAGGTGCACCATCCACCGGAATAATTTCCGTGGGAGATCGATTGACTCTTAAAGCGACGATAAATACAGGAAGCTATTTTCAAGGATGGAGTGTACCAGAATCAGTATCAATATCAAGTAGCATATACCAACTTAATCCAGTAGTACAATTAGTGAGTTTGGGAGGGGGAAATGTCACTATCACGGGTAGTTTTGCTTCTGGTTCGTTGCCGACATATTATGCAGACGGTTCCGCCGATAGTTTTGGAGTATTAGATTTTTACTATATAGTCTGGTCGGGAGAACTGCTACGTTATTATAACAGTTTACTGCGGCCAGGTGAAACCGTGAGTAGAGTAGCGTGCGCAAATAGAATACTTTCCGTTCAGCAAGGAACCGTAACTCTCACTTCCAATTCTTGTTGATAATTATTTATTATAACTTGTATATATACAAGAATATAGTAAACTAATTGGTTATATGAGTTCTAATGGAAAAATCTTCATACAAATTGCCGCTTACCGCGATCCCCAACTTGTCCCCACTGTAAAGGACTGCATATCAAATGCAAAATGGCCAGAGAACCTTGTGTTCTGTATTGCTTGGCAACATTCTCCACAAGAGAATATCGACGAGATTAAAGATCTTCCAAATGTCAAGATCATAGACATTCCTTATATGCAGAGTAAAGGGGCGTGCTGGGCAAGAAACCAGATACAGCAAAGATATGATGGTGAGCAATACACGCTACAGTTGGACTCACACCATCGGTTTGTAAAAAATTGGGACGAGCAAGTGATTGAAATGTATAATCAGTTGCAGGAGATGGGACACAAGAAACCATTGCTTACGGGATATATTCCATCGTTTGATCCGGATAAAGATCCAGAAGCAAGAGTTCAAACTCCGTGGAGAATGGACTTTGACAGATTCATTCCGGAAGGTGCTGTATTTTTCCTACCAGCTTCAATCGACAATTGGAAAGAACTTAGTGCACCCGTACCAGCAAGATTTTATTCGGCACATTTCTGTTTCACTTCCGGAGAATTTTGCAAAGAAGTTCCGCACGATCCGGAATATTATTTTCACGGTGAAGAAATCAGCATCGCAGTTCGAGCATTCACACACGGTTACGACTTGTTCCACCCTCATCGCATAATCGCTTGGCACGAATATACCCGCAAGGGCAGAACCAAGCATTGGGATGATCACGGATCAAATAATACCAGCAATATTCCAGACAAAAAGGATTGGGGAGAAAGAAATCATCTCTGCCATCGTCGCAATCGTATTCTGTTCTCTATGGACGGAGAAAAGCACGAAACCATTGATTGGGGAGTATATGGATTCGGAAAAGTCAGATCATTGCGCGATTATGAGAAATATGCAGGGTTGCATTTTGGAAAGCGCGCAGTCCAGCAGGAAACAATTGACAAGGCGTATCCACCAAACAAGTATCACAAATATGAAACTGAACAGGAGTGGGAGGATTCATTCTTACAGATATTCAAACACTGCATCGATCTTCCAATCAATAAATACGAGTTGGATGATTATGAATTCTGGTGTGTGGCGTTTGAAAAACAGGATAATTCTCTGATTCACAGACAAGATGCCGACAAAGCGGAAATAGAAAGATTGTTGAAAGAAGCAAGAGACCCCAAAGGCGACAGATATATCAAACTTTGGAGAACATTCAATACATCGGATAAGCCACATCATTGGGTTGTCTGGCCGTTCAGCAAATCAAAAGGATGGGGTGAAAGAATGGTAGGAAGTCTATGATTACATTCTACGGAAGAAAAGTTGCGGACGGAGGGTTTTATATCAATATGGATCATCGCACTGATCGTAAAAAGCAGTGCGAAGATCAATTCGCCAAATTCGAGATTTCTGGAATGGAAAGGATGCCAGGAATCGTAAAAGGAGAGTATGCAGGATGTGGCGAGGCGCATAAAGAGATTGTAAGAACCGCCATTGCCAGAGGATGGAAATCTTACCTTGTATTCGAGGACGATTTTTATGTTATGGATCCGCCGTCAACCGGAATGGGAAATTATCACTTATCATACAAGGAAGCGATGATGAAGTTTCTTGACCAGTCCGAAAAAATAAACTGGGATGCTATGTTCTTTGGTACAATTCTCCACGCGCCATTGCTAAAGTTGGATGAAAATGTCGGTAAAATTCAAGCCGCAAAGTCCGCACACGCATTGATAGTCAAAGAATCTATGTACGAGGACATTCTTGGCTGGTCATACGAAAAATATGATCAACTTGACCATTATTTCTATACGACATTGCAAAAAACCAGAAATTTCATATCATCGTATCCGATCTTGATCAACCACGGATGGCCGGAAGAAGATATGTCTGATCTGTTGAAGCGAAAGACCACATATCACTATTATACAACATCAACATACGCGGAATACGCCAAAGAATTCAGACAATGAACATAATTTCCATACACGGTTCTCATAATGGCGCAATCGCGTTCAATGTTGGTGAAAAAATATATGCCATAGAAATGGAAAGGTTCAATGGATACAAAAATTCCGGAATCTGTCAGTATAAATCCATTCCTACACCGGAAATTCATATCAAGCAGATATGTGAATATATCAAACGTCGCTATGGCATAGAAAAGTTTGATACTTGCGTAACGAGTTATTCTCACGCCATCAATGTCATAGACGGAGTAAGCATATACATGAAGTATGAGGAGAGTATTCCGTGCAAAGACTATCTGCACAACTTGACTCATCATTATTTGCACACGATTGGCACATATTATCAGTCACCATATGATAAAATGGTGATCATTTCGTTTGACGGCGGTGGTAATGATGGATTTTTCAACGGATATGTCTGCGAAGGCAAAGGACAAGACCCGCAATTGCTATTTTCTGCTCCATATGATATGGGAGGATATATGACGTTTGGGCATTATCTTGCTCCCATTCGACAAGAGGGTGGATTTGATGATGGAAATCTCGTTTACAGTGGAAAATTGATGGGATTGTGTGGGTATGGAAAAGTAAGAACCGAGTGGATGGAAGCATTCAAGGATTTTTACAGAACAAAAGTATATACCCAGAATATTCCGGAGAAAATTGACATCATAGGAAAAAAGATCGGGTTGAAATTCGATGCGTCTAAGCGATTCGAAGGAGAACTGGCGTATGATATTGCTGCCACATCACAAAAAGCATTTGAAGAGGTATTTTTTGAAGTAACAGACGAGCATTTCAGAAAATATCCGGATTATGCCATAGGAATTACCGGCGGATGTGCATTGAATGTATTGCTGAATACCGAAATCAAGAAGCGATATAATAGAAATATGTTTATTCCGCCGAATCCAAGCGATTGTGGTTTGGCTGCGAGCGCCGTTCTGCACGTGTTAAAGCCTACCACTCCTGTCGAAATGATATATTCTGGCATGCCCCTGTTGGATATAGATTCTATCAGTTATTACATATATGATCGTTCATATAACACTGATGTATCCGATAATATATCTTTGCCAGAATTGGCGAGATATATTTGTGGCGGAAAAATCGTGGGTGTTGCCAAAGGTAATGCCGAACACGGTCCACGAGCGCTTGGTAACAGAAGCATAATCTGCGATCCGAGCTATCCGGAAATGAAGGATATATTGAACGCAAAGGTGAAGAACAGAGAATGGTATAGACCATTTGCTCCAGTGGTAAGAATTGAAGACGCCAACAAATATTTCGAGGCATTGCAGGATTCTCCTTATATGAGTTTTGCTTTCAATGTGCGCGATGAATATAAAGAGAAACTGAAGTCGATCACTCACGTGGATGGAACCGCCAGAGTGCAGACATTGAAAAGAGAAACAAATCCGTGGCTATATGATCTTATTGGAGAAGTAGAAAAGGTCAATGGCATCGGAGTATTGCTGAATACCAGCTTCAATGTAAACGGAAAACCCATACTTTCTACCATAAAAGAGGCGTTCACGGTATTCGACAATACCAAAATGGATGCATTGATTATAGAAAATACAATTATTAAGAAACGTTGATATGAATTATAACACTACACTTGTAACTGGACTGTTTGATTTGAAACGCGGAGATTTGGATACCGGATTCAAGCGTCCATTTGAACAATATCTTCAGCATTTTGATCGTCTGCTAAGAGCGTGCAAAAATATTCCAATGGTTGTTTATGTGGATAAGAAGCACGAGGATATGGTGTTGAATATGCGACAAGGGTCGGTAGGCACTGACATAAGAATAAAAAGCGCAGACGAATTCAAAACTTGGTTCTCTTTGTTCGACAAAGTGGACAAAATACGAAAAGATCCGGATTGGTATAATCAGGTGGGTTGGTTGGCAGAGTCAACTCAGGCAAAGCTGGAATTATACAATCCTCTGGTTATGAGCAAAATGTTCTTGTTGAATGATGCTGCCATATTCAACCCGTTTGATTCCGAAAACTATTGTTGGATAGATGCCGGACTGACGCAGACCGTTCACGCCGGTTATTTCAGTCACGATAATGTGATTCAAAAATTGGAGCCATTGTTGAACAAGTTTTTGTTTGTGTGTTTTCCATACGAAAGCAACACGGAAGTCCACGGATTTCAGATTGATGCGATGAACAGATATGCCAACGCAAAGGTGAACCGCGTGGCTCGTGGTGGATTCTTCGGAGGAAACAAGAAAGTGCTTTCACAGATCAATGGAATATATTACAACCTGCTGAATAATACGCTGAGTGAAGGATATATGGGAACTGAAGAAAGTGTATTCACACTGATTACGTATTTGCATCCGGAGCTTACAAATGTCGAGATGATCAACAGCGATGGATTGGTATCCACATTTTTCGAAAGAGTAAAGCAAATGCCTTTGCCAAAGCAGGAAATAAGCATATCAAAGACGAATATACCAGACGATGTCGAATATTTTCAAAGCGAGGAAGAGGTTGCATTGAACAAATCCGGCAAGGGAGTAAATTTGTATATCACTTGTTTCAACATTCCGGACCAGCTTATGCTGCTTATTGACAGTATGGAGAAATATAATCCGGAACTGCTTAACGGAACAAACAAATATCTCATCGACAACAGCATAGACGAGAACGCGATGATTAAATTTGATGAGATTGCCAAGAAGTATGGATTTGAAGTCATACGCAAGGGTAATATGGGAGTATGTGGTGCTCGTCAATGGGCAGCAAAGCATTTCCACGACAGTGGAGCCAAATATATCGTGTGGTTTGAAGACGATATGCTTATGCAGGATAAGAACATATTGTGCAAGAATGGACTTAATATGCATTGTGATAACTGGCTGGAAAAATGCATCAAGATAGTCGAGGAGGAAAAACTGGATTTCATCAAGATCTCATTCAGCGAGTTCTTTGGTGATCATCATAAGCAATGGGCTTGGCACAATGTTCCGCAAACTGTGAAGAACAAATATTTCCCAGATGGTAAGCATCGTATGCGTTGGAAAGAATCCGGTTGCATTGATGGTCTCAGTTATTTGGTCGGAGATGTATATTACAGCAATTGGCCAAGCGTTATGACCAAGGCAGGAAACTACAAGATATTCCTTGAAACCATTTTCGCCGCACCTTTCGAGCAGACCATAATGAGTCAGGCATACCAGACGATGAAAAAAGGAAGATTGCGCAGCGCCGTGCTTATGGCATCGCTTGTCAATCACAACCGAGTACATCATTACGCTAAAGAAATAAGAAAAGAATGTTGATTCTTATAATTTGACTGGCACATATATCTTTGATAAAGTGTCGTCATTATGAGTGATAAAACATTTAGACACGGTTCAGATTTAAACGAAAGTCAGATCCAAGAAAACTATGATTATTTCATCGATTTCTTGAAAGAAAAGTTCAGCGGCGAAAGATTGGAAAGATTGTTGGTGATGTATTCCGAGGATAATCTTGGATTGCAGCTTGCCACTGCTCCTGCTTCTGGAAAGAAGCATTATCATAACGCTCATACTGGTGGATATCTACAGCACGTATTGGATGTAGAAAAGACCAGTAGAGGTGTACAGAAGCTATACGAGACCATTGGTGGAGAGATTGATTATACCGATGAAGAGCGCATTATGGCTGCTATTCACCACGATCTTGGCAAGCTTGGTGACGAAACCGGACCATATTATCTTCCAAATACAGATGAATGGTCTATGAACAAGCAAGGGTTGTTGTTTAAGCATAACACCAAGAACCAATTTTGGAAAGTTACAGACAGAGCATTGTATAATCTACAGCGTTTTGGTATTGCTCTAACTTGGAAAGAAACTCTTGCCATCAAGCTGTCGGATGGAATGTATGACGAAGCATCTGCTTCTTATCTAAAGACTTACGATCCTGAAAAGGGTCTGAGAAATAATCTTGCTCGTCTTATTCACGTTGCGGACTATCTGTCTTGCAATGCTGAACACGATGTTGCGAAGCGAGAAGGCTGAGACAAGGCGTCTCAGGCGTGTGACAAAATGGGGCACCAAAATGGTGCCCTTTTTTGTGTCTTTAGAGGGAAGAGGTGTGTCAAAACCTCTGGCACGAAACGTGATATAGTGTATATGTCGGTGTCCATAATGGAGCCGATATAAACAAAAGGATATAAAATATGAGTACACTAACAAAATACACACGGGATGAGTTTCTCACCCCATTTGATCGTCTATTTGACGATGTTTTCAATAACTTCGGCGTAACACCGTTCGCCGGGTCTTATAACAAGGTCAGCTATCCAAAAGTTGATGTTGTTGAATATGACGACAAATATGAACTTGAAGCCGATCTTGCCGGTCTTGACAAGAATGATGTTTCAGTTGAACTGGAAGGAGATACACTTGTTATTCGTGGCGGCAAAAAGCAGGCTCCCGAGTCTGTGAATGGCAGCAGAGGTCGCTATATCTACAAGGAAATCAAGCGTTCCAGCTTCACACGTTCTTTCACTGTCGGTGAAGGAATTGATAAGAATAAAATCAAAGCCGACTTTACAAACGGCACACTGAAGGTCACACTTCCGCGTGTCACCGTTGAAGAAAAGAAGGCACAAAAAATAAAACTCCTATAAAAAATAAAAGTTGACAAATGTTGGGCCATATGCCAATGTATATGGCTCAACAACCAAATTTATGAGTAAATCAAATGACATTGTTATTGGTATTGACCTTGGCACGACGAATTCGTGCGTGGCGGTCTGGCAAGCAGGTGAAGCCACAGTAATCACCAACTCCGAAGGTGCTCGCACGACTCCATCGGTTGTTGCTTTCACAAAGACTGGAGAAAGATTGGTTGGTCAGGCTGCTAAAAGACAGGCTGTTACTAATCCTAAAAATACTATTTTCTCTGCCAAGAGACTTATTGGCAGAAAGTTCAGCGAAGTTCAGGAAGAAATCAAAAACCTTCCATACAAGGTTGTGGAAGGTCCGAATGGAGATGCTTGGATTGAAGTTACAGAGAATGGCGAAGCAAAGAAATACTCTCCACAGCAGATTGGCGCGTTTGTGCTTGGTAAGATCAAGGCGGATGCCGAAGCATATCTTGGTCAGCCTGTAAAGAAGGCTGTCATCACCGTTCCCGCATATTTCAATGATTCTCAACGTCAAGCTACCAAGGATGCTGGCACTATTGCTGGTTTGGAAGTTCTGCGTATCATCAACGAACCCACCGCAGCATCCTTAGCCTATGGTCTGGACAAAAAGAAGGACGAAAAGATTGCCGTATTCGACCTTGGCGGTGGTACGTTTGACGTTACCGTCCTCGAAATCGGGGACGGTGTATTTGAGGTGAAGGCAACCAACGGTGATACACACCTTGGTGGCGATGATTGGGACAAGGCTATCATGGATTATATGATTGCCGAGTTCAAGAAGGACAGCGGCGTTGATTTGTCCAAGGACAATATGGCTATTCAGCGTTTGCGTGAAGAAGCAGAAAAGACAAAGATAGCATTGTCATCAGCTACATCATACGATGTCAACCTTCCGTTCATAACAGCCGACGCATCTGGTCCAAAACATATGAACTTGAACATTTCTCGTTCAAAGATGGAGCAGATCTGTGAAAAGTTATTTGAACGTATGGATGCTCCATACAAGAACTGTCTTAAAGACGCCGGTATGTCCAATTCAGAACTGAACGAGCTTGTTCTTGTTGGTGGTATGACCAGAATGCCAAAGGTTGTTGATTATGCCAAGAAGTTTGGTGGCAAGGTTCCAAATCAAGGTGTAAATCCAGACGAAGTTGTGGCAGTTGGAGCCGCCGTGCAAGGTGGCGTGTTGAAGGGTGAAGTCAATAATGTATTATTGCTCGACGTTACTCCACTCACACTTGCAATTGAAACTGCTGGTAACGTGGCGACACCAATGATCCCAAGAAACACGACCATCCCCGCCAAGAAATCACAAGTATTCTCGACATACAGCGATAATCAGCCGTCCGTTGACATTGTTGTGTTGCAGGGAGAGCGTCCTATGTCCAACGACAACAAGCGTCTTGGCAACTTCAAGCTGGACGGCATTCCGCCTGCCCCTCGTGGCACTCCTCAGATCGAAGTCACATTTGATATTGATGCCAACGGCATTCTGCACGTGTCCGCCAAAGATCTTGGCACAGGCAAGGTGCAGAACATCACAATTCAGAATTCCTCTGGTCTATCCAAGGATGAAATTGAAAAGATGAAAGCCGATGCTGAAGCCAATGCCGACAAAGACAAGGTTACAAAGGAAAAGTTTGAAACCAAGAACAGTCTTGATAATATGATCTATGGCTGGGAGAAGCAGCTAAAAGACAACAAGTATGAAGACAGCATCGTGACCAAGGTCAACGAAGGTATATCAAATGCTAAGAAATCCCTTGAAAGCGATGATGTGTCAAAGATGAAAGATGCTATTTCCGAACTTAGCAAGCTTGGCGAACTTGTATATAAAGACAAGGGACCAAAGCCAGCTAAGGACGGCGAAACGGTAGATGCAGAGGTAGTAAACTAAAAGGTTATATGTGTCAGCCATTATGCTGACTGGTGGAGGGTGATATGAGTTCAGTCACCCCTAACAACCCCACAGAAATGTGGGGTTGTTTTTTATAGTTTATATATATTTATAGTAATATGATAAAGCTGAAAAGTATATTGGAAAGTATCCAAAACGAGGTTAATTTGATGGGAAATTGCTCTAAGGGCGTTACTTGGGACTGGTATGTTAAGAGAGTGTATGACCCCCAAAAAATATATAAAGTAGAAAAAGATTCGCAATTATTTGGAACAGATTATAATCCAATCGATTCTGTGACAATGCGGCAAGAATTGAACATACTTGACCCCGATTTTATAGAAATAAAATCTTCTGGAACGGAAAGGAAAGGAACAATAAAAAGTGGAAAATATGCCAAAGTAAAAATGTTAGATTCTGGATTGGAGGGTCTTTTAAATTTAAATGCTATAAGAAAACCGACAGACGCGGAAACTCCAAAAGATTCTTCGGAGATAATAGGAGCAGTGATTCCGGGCGGGACAAATTCCAAAGAATTTGCACCGAGCAGTTTAGATCTGGTAGGACAAAGCTTTGATAGTAAAGAAAAATTAGCATATTTTGTGTTCAACAATATTAAGACGGTATATCCAGAGCCAGAATATAACGAAATAAAAAAGTATCTGCACAAATGTATAGAAGCGGTATCAGGAATTACGATTGACGTTCCTCTAGAAGAGCCTCTTCAAGAATATAGTAAAAATTATTCAATTCAAGGAGATTTTAAAATTAATTCTAAAGACATCTCGATATTAAGTAAAAATTTTGGAGAAGTTTTAGCGGGATTGCATAGTTTATCCACTAATAAAAAGGCAAAGAAAATATCATTTTCTCCAGAATCAAATTCCCCTTTCTGGGATTATAAAATAGATACTGTTCCAGAAACATTTTTTAGCGTAAAATCCAAAGAAGGAAGTTCCACCGGTATGGCGAATTTAAACTTTATTTTGGATAAATTCATCAACGTGAGCGGAGAGCCAAATAATCTATTAATACAACGTAATATAGATGAATATAGAATTATTAAATCTTTGATGAATGTATCCAAAATAAGAACAACTGTATCAAACATAGAAGAATTTTATAATACTCGTTTACAAGATAAGAAAGCGGAGATTATACGGTTATTAAATAATATGTCAGTTCCAAATAATGGACCAACTTTAAAATCTTTGTCTCAGGATGATTTAAACGAATGGTTTAACTTCGTTGTCGCCAACCTTGACAAGAATGCTTTTATTTCCGGGCTAAATTCTGTATATCAAATTTTGGGTGGGTCAAAAACGTCAGACAAAACACTGGGCTTGATGTATGACCAGAAAAACTCAAAATTAAATGGATATATCTACTATCCGATGGGATCATATATAGTAAAAGTTTTAAATAAAAACGCCAAAGCAGTGGAATTGTTAAACGGTATATTAAATTATGGATCCTTTGCATATCAAGTTACCATCGATATGGATCAAAAAAATAATAATTTAGAAATTAAAACTGAAAATTTTCAAAATATGAGTTTTAGATTTTCTTGGAACGGACTATCAAACGATCCTTCGAATAGACCAATAGGATTCATATCTACCAAGAAAAAGATTAATAAAACTGCTTGACATTTTATACTATAACCATATAGTTGTATCCATATGAATTACGGATATCATCATATGGACGGGTTGGAAATGCTTAAAAAGATCAAGAGCAAGACCGTTGATCTTGTGCTTACTGATCCTCCATACATCATCTCCAAAAAGACTGGTATGGATGCTTTGTTCAATGCCAGCGATGATGAGAAATCAAAGGCGAAGTATGGAACCAAGTATGCCATCCAGACAAACTATGGTGATTGGGACAATAACTTTACTTTGGATAATCTTGAAGAGTTTATCAAGGAGTTCAGCCGCATCTTGAAGAATGGCGGATCTTGCATCATCTTCTTTGATCTTTGGAAGATTGAAACACTAAGCAAGCTGCTTGAAAAGCACAAGTTTGGCAAGTTGCGTTTCATCGAATGGGTAAAGACCAATCCTGTGCCGATCAATTCCAAGGCAACATATCTTAGCAATGCTCGTGAGATTGCCATATCTTGTGTAAAGGGAGGAAAGGCTACATTCAATTCTGAGTATGACAATGGTATCTATGAATATCCTATTTATCAAGGTAAGCGCGAAATTGATCGCATTCATCCCACTCAGAAGTCACTCGAACTGTTCCAAGAGCTTATCAATAAGCATACTAACGAAGGCGACGTTGTGGTTGATCCATTTGGCGGCTCTGCTACAACATACATCGCGTGTCAGCACTTGAACCGCAATTGCTATAGCTCGGAAATTAGTCCAGAGTATTATGAGAAGTGCCAAACTAGAATCAAATGGCACGAAGACAACAAGGTTGTCAAAGAAAAGACGGAATTCTTTGACGTAACAGCTTGATATAAAACCCAGAGCAAAATCTGGGTTTTTTGTTTTTTATATATATTTATGAGTATACCTCATTTATTATAATATGAAGAAGTCCGAACTCAGAGCATTGATCCGAGAAGCTATCGAAGAAATAAATCTTCAAGAAATTGATCCCGTCGTTAAAGATGCCAAGTCTGGGCAATGGAAGACCGAAGTTCCTGGTATAAAAGTATTTTTTGATATAACAAAATTCAATCTGCCTGTAATATTTTTGGATTTGGCTGCAAAATTGGGAGGAAATATTCCGATTGTTGCGAGGGCAATTAAAAAGGGTCAGGAAAAATTAAATCCGGATAAACAGACCAGTTTTGGATCCGGTATACAAATCGTGAATAAAATTATCCACGGCGATTTGCAAGGAGTGAATCACGCCGGATTTGTTATGAGCGATGGTAGAATACTGGATGCGGTAACATCGGGAGTTGGTTTCAGAGACGGAAGTGAAATAAAAGACAACCCGCAAAATTATATAATTTTCAACCTCGGCGGCGACGAGTCAAAAATAATCAAAGCATATGAACAATTGAAGTCGATGCTAAAGGCCGGTGAAGAGGGATATGATAGCAAGGGAATAATCAGACAGATTAAGGAAAAATTTCCGAAAATGTGGAATTTGGTCAATAGATTCAAAAAATCAAAAATAAACGCCGAAGAGACGGGTCAAGACCAGTTTTTTTGTTCGGAGTTTGTTGCACATTTGTTGGCGAGAGCCGGTATAATTAGCGTAGATGAGCTTGTTTCCGCACAAAAAGTAGCCGAAGAAGTTGATTTGGAAAAGTTAAAAGTTGCGGATGAAATAGATCCGCAACAACTGTTTAATTTGATAAAATCAAAAGCAAAATTGTTGGACGTTGCGACCGCGTGATGTTTAGTCGGCACGAACAAAAGATATCCGAAGACAAAGTTTCGGGGTTTTGTTTTTTGGTATATACGATATTTATTTTAATATGAATATATTGGCAATTTTAGTGCTGTTAAGCGGTATCGCAATATCGATATGCGGTGCGTATTTCAGCATTATAGGACTTAAGCTTTTGTTTGTTGGTGGAGGCATAAGTATCGTTGTGATGGGAACTGCACTGGAAGTAGGCAAACTGATAACCGCGACATTTTTGAAGCAGAAGTGGAAAGATATAGGATGGTGGATGAAGTCATATATGTTGATTGCCACACTGTTCCTTATGGGTATTACATCCATTGGAATATACGGGTATTTAAGTGCAGGATACAATGCAACATCCATAACAGTTCAAGGGTATGAGCAGAATATAGAAGCCAACAATGTTAAGATAAAAGAGTATGAGAAAGAAATAGAAACGATAAAGAAATCGGACTATAACGTAGAAGAAATAGCGGCGGTGGATGTAAACAGAAAAAAGTTCATAGAACAAAAGCTTCAACTGATAGAACAGAAGAACAGGCAAATAGAAAACGTCCGCAAATCTGCTAATACAAATCAAGATGCTTCGACGGATATTGCGGCGGCAAAGCAAGCACTCGAATTGTCAAAAACATCTACTGACACCGACATAGCACGCGAGCTTGAACAGATCAAGCTATACAACTCTCGTTTGGAAATATTAGACAAGGAAGTTCAGAAATGGATGGAAGAAGGTTCCGGCGGACTGTTTAAGAAAAATGGATTGGATAAAGCAAGAGCGGTCAAGGAAGGTCAGGCAAAAGAACGCGGCGACATCGATGCTCAGATCAAGGCTGTTCAGGACAGAATAGAAAAGCTGCGTGGACAATACGCGACACAGGTAAAGGAATATAATGATCGTGTTTCCGCCATCGAAAACAGAAGCAAAAGCCAGCGAGGAGACATAGAAGCAAATGTAAAGAAGCTGGAAAGCGAAGTGCAGGAAATCACAGCATCCATAGACGCATACAACAAAGAATCTGACAACAAAGTTACTTCTCTGAACGGCAAAAAGGGAGATATGGAAGAGGCTGGAAAAAAGAAGATAACAGAATACCAGACCAATATACAGAACTTAAGAAATGAAAATACTGGACTGAAAGAGAAGATCGTGCATACCGATGTAGGCACATTCAAGTTCATAGCAAACAGTCTTGGTATTCCCTTGGACAAAGCGGTGAACTATTTCATATGGTCTATTATGGCGGTATTTGATCCGCTCGCAGTGTGTCTGATTCTCGCGTATAATGTTTTGGCGGAGAAAAAGAAGAAAGATGAACCTGCTCCGTCTCCTACCCCGACACCAACACCAACATTGACTCCAAGTCCCACACCAACGTCCACTCCGGAACCAACTCCTACTCCAACTTCCACACCTACTTTTACACCAACCCCGACTCCGGAACCAACTCCTATACCATCAGAAACTCCACAACCAAGTTCAGAGCCCGAAATACAGGATGACTATGATGCGGAACTGAGAGAACGTATGGAACCAATACCAGAACCACCACCAGCACCATCCCCCATTCTTAGAGAACAGGAACATTTCAACCGTCCTCAGCCATAATTTGTTTTATTATAATTTGACAAAGTAAAACAAATAGATATATATGTGAATTGTATCTATAAATCATTCACATACATGAGTTACAAAATAGTCAAAGATAAGGATTATCTACGCAAGCCGACAAGTCCGGTTGCATCAATAGAAGAAGGTCAAGAAATAGCAAACAAGCTGATAGAAACATTGGATTCTTTGCCGTTTGGCGGAGTTGGACTATCCGCCAACCAAATTGGAATATCCAAAAGCGTTTCTGTGATCAGAGCCAGAAAAGGCCAAGCACCTGTTATTTTGATGAATCCCGTCATAACCGAGACAAGTGAAGACAAGATTGTTTATCTGGAGGGCTGCTTGAGCTTGCCCGGTAAAAGCTGCAATACATTGCGTAGAATGAGAGTCACAGTATCCACTCTTAATCACGCCAATCCAATTCCATTTGGTCCGGACACAAATCCTCCTACAAAAGAAAGCGTGTATGACGATGTAGGAATACTGGAATCCATCTGTGTGCAGCACGAAATAGACCACTTGAATGGGAAACTTATGATCGACGAAGGAACCAAATTTATCAAGCAAGTCGAAAAAAAGGTCAAACACGGCAGAAATGATAAGGTAATTGTGGAAAAAAACGGAGAGACCCAATATATAAAATACAAGAAAGCCCTTGAACTCGTAGAACAAGGATGGAAAATCGTATGAAAATTGATCCAGATAACATCGAAGAAGTCAAAGAACTATTGGAATATGCTCTTGATAGCCGCAGTTGGCCATCCGTCGAAGAAGCATTATACATAATCAAGGAGGAGCTTGGTTATGAAGTCGAGGAAGACGACGAAGAAGACGAAGAATAAAATTTATGTGGATACTATGGACGTTAATGGTTATATTTTTCTTGGCGACTTGCGCGCTGGGATATGCGTGCTACAATCTCGTCAAAAAGATTGAAGTATATGAGGATTGGCTTGATATGTTTCGCAATGAAATAGATCAGGTGTATACAAGAATAAAGGCAGTGGATGACAGAAATCTGTTCGAGAAGGACGATGATGTTGGATTTATATTCACCGAAATCGTAAGAATCACCAAAGAGTTTGACGAGAAAATCAAATAAAATATGAAGAAAAAGAAGAAAATTCTTAAAAAGATCAAAAAACAAGCCAAAGTCAAAAAAGTCAAGAAAATCAAAAAGATAATCAAGACCAAGAAAAAGAACAAGGTCAATAAAAAGATAAAAAAAGTGGTGCTACAACACCAAGCCGAAGTAGTTCACGACGTAATAAAAAGACCAAGAGGCAGACCAAAGGGAGCAAAAAACAAGAAAACTGAAGGATCTCCATCAAGAGGTTCAAATGTTTATTTTACTCCAGAAACAGAAGCTGCCATCATCGCATACAACAAGTCCGAAGATCCGCGAGAAAAGGACAAAATCTATAATGCGCATATTCAGCAAGCCTTTTTCAAGATAGCAGAAAACGTTTATAACACGTTCAAATTCAGTTATGCTGACGTAAGTCCCCTTGAAATTCAAAAGCAAGCTATATCACATATGGTGGCTAATATAGACAAGTATGAGCCAGGCAAAGGTAAGGCATTCAGCTACTTCAGCATTGTTGCCAAGAATTGGTTTATTTTAGACAACAACACCACATACAAGCGTTTCAAGAAGCACGTTGAAATATGCGAACAAACAGGCGAATCCGGCGAGTTTGTGATTGAACCGGAACACGAGAAACAGGAAAGCGAAACTCGTGAATTCATAGAACTTATGGTAGAATACTGGGATAGAAATGTTCATAAGATGTTTACCAAGGAAAAAGACCTTAAGATTGCCCACGCCGTAATCGAAATCTTCAGAAATGCCGACAGAATTGATGTTTATAATAAGAAAGCATTGTATCTGTATATACGAGAAATCGCAGACTGTCAGACCCAGAAGATAACCAAGGTAATCAACAAGATGAAGTCTACCCAGAAAAACATCGCAGAAGAATATCTTAACCGTGGCACAATCAGCGGGGCAAGAGTCTAAATATATATTATAAAGACTATTTATAGTCATGGATAACGACATCGAAATATTCAAGGGCAAGAATTTCTCTGATCTATGCAAAGACATAGTGAAAAACAGTGAAGAGAAGAAGCAGCAGATTGATATTTTGATCACAGATCTCCGTGATATGATCAAAACGGTCAACGATGCCACTATGATTGTTCCGCTGTTGAAGGAGTATTTCGATGTCGGTATCCGTAACGATGAACAGTTGGTGAAACTTGCCGCTATTATTCAAAGAATGATAAGCGGTAAGGGGGGTGCTGATGGAGAGGGTGGATCCATGCTTCTTACAGAAGAAGAACGCAAGCAACTCATGGCCACCGTTGAAGAAACCGCCAAACAAGTGGCAAAATTGGAAGCTCCTGACAAGAAACAGAAGTGATTTATGGCTTACGAAATCGTAGAGAAACGCGGAGAGCAAAGCACAAAGCAAGATGATATGCTTGCGTCAAAACGTTTTGTGATTGAAAGAAAACCGGACTCCGTGTTTTTCTATGAATTGGAAGAAGCTGTTGTGTTGGATGTGGTGATGGATGAAAATCATCCAATAATGAGAGATGCAACATTGGATGGTGAAACTTGGCCCCCAAACATAGACGGCAGCAAACCGGATGGAAACGACAAGAATTTTTCTTGGATAGGCAGAATAAAATTCAGATTTCTGAACAGCCAGAAAAATACAGAGAAGGAAGTGTTATATTGGGCTTATCCATTGGAAAATACCGGAGTGGTTGAATATCCATTGATGAATGAAATAGTAGTGGTTGGTCAATACATGGATAAGTATTTTTATACCAGAAAGCTTAATGTAAACTCCACCATAAACGCCAACGCGGATTTTTCCGCAGAAAGAAACTCTGGATTCGTCGATGAAAACATAAATGAATATACCGGTCAACCATATACTGGACCAAAATCTCAGATGAACTTTGGGGGAGGAGAAGATTATACCGGAGTGCTTGGAAGCTATTTCAAGTTTAATCCAAAGATTCGCTCACTAAAGGCATATGAAGGAGATACCATCCTGCAATCGAGATTTGGATCTTCCATAAGGTTTGGTGCATACGATAACAATCGTGGAAATGACAGTGGCTTGGGAGAATATTCCGACCACGGTGGAAATCCGATGATCTTGATAAGAAATCGCCAAGCTCCTGTAAAATTATCTCAGGGAAAAACTGGAAAAGGATACACGCTTGAAGACATAAACAAGGATGGCTCATCTATTCATATTACATCAGGAAAAACTATATCATCGTTTGTTCCAACTACCACTACCGGTTTGGTGAATGTCACCAAAGGCATTCCTATGCCAAAATTTGATGGAGATCAGGTTGTAATCAATAGTGATAGAATTGTCTTTTCATCCAGAGCAAACGAAATGATGTTCTTTTCCAAGAAAATGCTTACAATCGCCACGGATCAGGTGTTAAGCCTGAATTCTTATGGAAATACAACAATCACATCAAACAAGGGCATAATGACCCTTAATGCTTCAAAGATATATCTGAATTTTAACACTGAAGGCGCGAATGATCAACCGGCATTGCTTGGAAGAACCACGGTATTGTGGTTGTATGCATTGTGCGATTGGATGTTATTGAATGTAAACACGCAAATACAGATGCTGACAGCACTTATTGCACACTTCCACTTCACAAAGCTTGGTCCAACTACGCCGACAATGCCGCCCTCTATCATTGCGTGGGGAGAACAGATGCAATCTCTATATGCGTCTCAGATGAGTTTGACCGCTTTGAGATCACAGCTTAGTTCACTGATGAGCAGTAGAGTATTTTTGGGAGGATGATATATGCCTGATATACCATTAATACAAGCTCCGCAAGCACCATCCATATCCTCGCCATCCGTAAGTGTAGGAACATCTGGACCAAGTTTCTTAAATCCCGTTTCTGCTCCAAATTTGTCACTACAATCTATAAGTTCTCCGACGGTCAATATCACTGGAACAGTATCAAGTGCAGCAAATTTGAATTTGAGTGGAATTGGACAGCAGTTGGGAACACCTACGAGCATTGGGCAGGTTGCATCCGGTATAGGTATGCCAACTTCATTGCCTCCGGTGGGGCAAGCACTAAATACGTTGGGGGTTCCATCGTCATTGCCCTCGTTCAATGCAGCACTTCCACAAATGAATGTCAATTTGCAAGGATTGCAATTCCCAAAACTTCCAGAATTTCCTGGTATAGATATGGCGGGAATAAATCTTGGGGCAGGACCAAAATTCATAGGAGAACAGATTGCAAAATACAAAACAATCGTTCCGCCATTTGCACCAGGATTGAAAATAAATATGGGAATGGCGGCAGCGGCTATTTCCGTGCTGAAGGCAGCGATGTCTGCAAACCCAAGCGAATTGGTAAAACATCTACTTAGTGGCGTGGTCGATGACCTAAAAAGTCAGGTCGGAGATCAATTGAAAGGAGCATTGGATTCTACGGGGGCCAATAATCTGAAATCCCAAGTCGGGGGTGTGGAAGGTCAATTGAGTGGAGTAGTGGATAGTGCAAAAGATTCTTTTGTGGATCAGTTCAACCGAGCAAATCCTCCCCAAACAACAACTGATCCGGACGGTAACACAATAGAAATACCGGCACCAAAACCGGATTTGTCCGGATTTCCGGATATCAAAGTATCATCCGATCAAGGTCAGGGCATACTACAGAGCGCAAGCAGCAATGTAAACCAATCTGTTAGTAATGTGGGATCGAATCTGAAGGCATTTACCTTTCCTCCAAACAGCTAATTATCAAAAATACTATATATTTATATAAAGCATCATATATATATGAAAAAGAACGAACTAGTAGATATTATAAGAACTCTTGTAAAAGAAGAAGTTCATAACGCTCTTCCACAAATATTGATGGAAGTTCTAGCAGAAAAAATGACAGAGAATTCGGCAGCGATTCTGGAATCTAGAAAGCAGCCAGAACAAGCTCAAGTCAGAAAGCCTAATTTCAATGTCGGATTGGATGAACCGGTCAAGAAGCAGCCAGCACCTGCTCCAAAGATGTTCACAAAGAATCCACTGCTAAACCAAGTATTGAATGAAACCGTGGGGGGAGTTCCATTAGAGGAACCAACTCCATCTGCTATAGATACAATACAAAATCTTCCGAAAGAAGTTTTAAACGAAAATAAAGAAGTTGCGGCAGTAGCAAATGCTCTTACAAAAGATTATAGCAAACTTTTGAAGGCAGTGGACGCCAAGGCAAAAGCAAAACGCCCTGCATAAAAATAGATGGCAACACCTACACAAACATATGGTATAGTTCTTCCCATAGCACATGGGCCACAAGGATTTTTCAACCAAAGCTACACTGTGGTGGATCAGGTGAAGTCAAATATGAATGTTCTACTGAGAACCAGAAAAGGTGAACGTAGAATGAACCCAGAATTTGGTTCAGGATTGTGGAGTATATTGTTTGAAAATTACACAGACGATATAACTCCATTGATTGAGAATACTATACGAAAAGACATAAATCGCTGGATGAGTTATGTCAATATCAGCCAAATTCAAGTGAATACGGACGATACGGAATACAGAAACAAGTATAAGGTTGGCGTTAAAATACTATTTACAGTTCCTAGTGCTGGAATAACACAAACCCAAACACTGGAAACAGCGATAAACACTGGTAATATATGATACTTGATACTCCAAAATCATTTCAACCCGACAAAAAAGATATTAAGTATCTTAACAAGGATTTTTCCCAACTTAAACAATCGTTGATGGATTTTGCCAAGACGTATTACCCAAACACATATAAGGATTTCAGCGATGCTTCACCTGGTATGATGTTCATAGAAATGGCGGCGTATGTTGGCGATGTTCTTTCGTATTACATAGATTATCAGTTCAAGGAATCTATGCTGGTAAACTCCGAAGAGCGTAAGAATATCATAGATGCAGCAAAGTCGATGGGATATAAAGCAAAGACCACAACGCCATCGGTCACAAAATTGGATGTATACCAGCTAGTTCCATCAAAAACTGATACAAACGGTGAAATGATTCCCGACTTGAGCTATTCTCAGATTTTGAAGCCTGGTATGGTAACCACGAGTGATTCTAACATATCTTTTATTACGAATTCTCCGGTGGATTTCACGGTGGATACAAAAAACGATCCACTGGAAGTTTCGGTTTTTCAACGTAATACGGCAGGACAGCCGGAATTTTTTGTGTTGAAGAAAAGCGTGGATGCGTTTTCTGGAAAAATCGTATCCAAGACGGTTTCTATCACAGATCCTATACCATTTTTCAAGGTATACTTGGACGACACAAATGTAATAGAAGTATTGGATGTATATGATTCGGATGGCAATCGCTGGCACGAAACAGAGTATCTTGCCCAAGATCTTGTGCCAGTGGATTACGAAAACATATACAAAAACGATGTAACTATGTCGGCATACAGAGATACCACTCCGTTCTTGCTTAGATATCTTCGCACATCAAAAAGATTTGTGACCGGAGTTGACGCCGATAATACCGCATTCTTGGAATTTGGATCTGGCGTTGGCATCAAGGATGATGAGTTGGTAGTGCCCAATGCGTTCACGGTAAACAAGCCAACGACATTCAGAGCGGAAAATATTTCATACGACCCATCGAACTTTCTTTCGTCAAAGGCATTTGGACAAGCGCCAGCAAACACAACATTGACTATTCGTTATGTCGTCGGCGGAGGAATAACAAGCAACGTCAACGCTAATAGCATAAAAAACGTAAGCAGCGTTGAATTTTTTGGAGATTTGACCGAATTGAGCGATTTGGAATTAAATCTTACAAATCTTGTCCGCAGATCCGTGAGGGTAAACAATCCTATACCGGCAAGTGGAGGAAAAGGGGCAGAAACAAACGATGAGATAAGAAATAATGCTCTTGCAAACTTCGCCGCACAAAATCGCGCAGTCACCCAAAAGGATTATACCGTGCGCGCATATGCTATGCCATCAAAATATGGTTCTATTGCAAAGGCATACGCGGTAACAGATACACAATTGGATTTGGCAAACATACAAGCAAGCCCATATTCTATTCAAACTGGTAGCCTTTCTCCTGGTACCATCAACCGCGTGAATCCGGACAAAAACAATCCATTTGCCATCAATCTATACCTTCTGTGTTACGACAATAATCAACGCCTTATTATTTCAAACGAGGCAATTCGCCAGAATCTAAAAAATTACCTAAATCAGTATAGAATTCTGACTGATAGCGTCAATTTGATGGATGGATATATCATCAATATCGGCGTAGAGTTTAGCATCATAACTTATAAAAACTATAATAAGCGCGAAGTATTGGCAAATTGCCTAAAGTTGGTCCAACAGTATTTTGACATCAATAATGCTCAGTTCTGCCAACCAATCAATCTAAGCAGACTTCAGCTGGAAATTGCCAAAGTTGATGGAGTGCAGTCCGTGACTTCATTGAAAATCAAGAACCTAACTCTGAAAGACGGCGATTACTCCCAATACGAGTATGATATTGACAAAGCTACAATAGATAACGTTGTATATCCATCCATAGACCCAAGTGTATTTGAAGTAAGATTTCCGACTAAAGACATAGTAGGTAGAGTAGCATAAATATAGCCTCCATTTATTGGTTGGGAACTATATTTATAATGTAAAGAATATAGCAAATGCACTACTTTTTATATCCAACTAAAGATACTTTCATAACAAATTATCCGCCGTATATGTACAAGAATATGGGGTTGGATGAACTGATTGAAGTAGAGAAGCGTGTTTCTGGATATAGTTGTTCAAGTACTACCACAATTCCTGTAGTTGTATACTATACAAGTTCCAGTTTGGAACTATTGGATGGTCCATTTTCTTCTTCTTTTGATTCTGGATCCGTCGATCCAAGACCAGTGTCCAGTGCCATAATGGATGTAAGTGGACCTACCACTATGGGTGCAGTTTTATCTCGCGCACTATTGCACTTTGATCTAACAACTATATCGCAGTCAATTTCCAGCGGACAAATTTCAGATCCACAATTTTATCTTAACCTGAAAGTATGTGAGTCTCAGGAAGTTCCCGTTCGTTATTCTCTTGCGGCGTATCCAGTATCACAATCTTGGGCGATGGGCACTGGATACAAGTATGATGGATATTCTATATCCGATGGAGCAAACTGGAAATTCAATACCGCAGATCAGCTTCAAAAATGGTGGGATACAGGTTCACTATTAGATTGCACCGGAGGTGGTGTATGGTGGATAAACAGCGGATCAAAAGCCTCCGGATCTGGTTATGCCGAGTATGCAAACATAAGCAAATACAACGAATTTCCAAATTGCGAATATTGTGATTACGAAGTTCCATCGTCCGCGTCATTGAGTGGTTCATTCCCAACATACGCCTGCTATCAATATTTCAATTATCAAACGTCCGATGTAAGAATGAACGTTACTCCGATAGTAAATGCTTGGATCAATGGAGAAATCGTGAATGAAGGATTTATCATAATGCATAGTGATGAGTCAAGTTCCGTCGATTATGGTACACTAAAATTCTTCAGCAAAGAAACCAATACAATATATTCCCCATACTTGGATGTATGCTGGCACGATGCCATAATAAATACCAGCGGATCTGATGCAATCATACTAAGAGACGCCGTGGTCAATATGAAGAATATGGCACAGGAATACAAGTTTGGTTCAATCGTAAGAATGGATGTTTCTGCAAGAAAACGTTATCCTATCAAGACATTCACCAATAAGGTATCGGATTATCTATCTCCATATTACCTACCATCGTCCAGCTTTTATCAGATCAAGGACGCAGAAAGCGAAGAAACAATTCTTCCATACGACGATTATACAAGATTAAGTTATGATTCATATGGAAATTATTTTATGCTGGACACAAGCGGCCTTCCTTCAGAAAGATACTACAAGGTCGAAATCAGATCCGAACAAAGCGGATCGATAAACACGTTCACAATTCCAACAGCATTCAAGATTTCGAGATGAAACCAAACCCAAATCTAAGTGGATACGATCAATCTGACATATTGGCTTTATTGAGCAGCGGGTCGATTGTTCCCAACATAGATGACAATGGAAACTTGTTTATACAAAACAGTAAGGATAAACTTTTCAAATCGGCAATAACAATTCAATTGAAAAATATGGTCTATATTTCCACAAAAGTGGAAACAAAAATTGACCCAACATTTTATGAATTATGAATCTTGATAAGATGCAGTACATCAACTTGCCAACGGCTTCGTTGGGATATGGTTCATTTTTGAATCAGGAAGATCTGCAATTTTATACAGAAGGAATTACTTCTTTGGACTTTCCGTTTGGAAAATCCAAGGAAGACTATGTAAAGTTTGAAGTATATAATCTTGATGGCACTCCAATAACGTCGTCGATGATATATTCAAATGGAACATATACTCCATATACAAAATCATTCTATGATGCGTTCAATCAATATATAGAATATGACTACTTGGAATATACCAGCGATTATGTGATAACTGGTACAGTGACTCAGTCTTTGTTTTTTGATGTAAGAAAAGAATTTGATAAACTTGGGATACAGGGCGGCAATTACAAAATTTACGCCGAACTTGGAAGAAACATTGTTGGAAACGAAAGAGACTCACAAAACAAACTTATTATCAATACAATTTCAAGCAATCGTTCCGAGATAACAATAATTCCAAAAGCCACGAAAGGATCGAAGGATCAGATCAATCTCGATTTCTCAGTATTTTCCAATGGTAAAGTTTTTGTAAAAGAAGTTATCGACGATTTGATATACAGAATATCGAAACCGGAATTGTTCAAAATATATGAAGCAGCGGACGCTCAGAATAAAACTGGGTCTGCTGATTTCAAGTTTAATTATAGTTTCAAGAAAGATATAGATGCTATTTGTTTTTTGACTGATGTATATTACGGAGTCAAAAAAGGAAATTATCGCACCAATGGACAAATCGCTACAAATGATATTCTTGGAATATATGACCAGTTCAAAAACTGGCTATACACCAGATATAACACCGGCACGACATTTCAAGAAATAAAAGATTACTATTATAGCCTTTTCTCGTTCGTGATCGATCATGAACTAAATCGCTTAGTAAATACCAAACCACAGTCATATTCAAGAATAATAGAGTTTCTTCAAACAATATTTTATAATGCTGTATTTTATCCCGCAATTTCGAGAATAGAAGAAAAACATAACATAGATCTTTCGGGGTACTTCAAGTATTATCTGAATTTTTCGGATGGAACCAAGATATCAATAACAAATAGAAAAGTGTTGCCGTCAGCTGATCCTAAATTTTATGATAGTTTAGCTCTTAAGTTGATAGGTGCATTACCTACAAACATAGGGTTGGGAACTGATGTTTGGATCACTTGCGATTTTGGATTCTTGCCACTGATACAAAATGTATATTATTTCTCCGCGTTTTCTGTAAACACTATTCCTCTGCGCGGACCAAACTTTCTCATCAAGGTAGAAAACGAAGGTAACTCCACCGAAACGCTTTCAATGGAACAGCTTTTAGGTCAAACTGGAAGTTTGCAAACGGAACTAGAATACAAAATAGAAGCAAAAAATTCTGGATTCATAGATACAACAGATTATAGAAGTTTTGAGAACTTCGTAAATTTCTCTTCGGCGGACTTACGAGTCAAGGCATTTGCCAGTAAGAAAAATCAAATAGAGGCTCTTTATTCTGAAATACAAACTATTAACGCCGGATTGACGTTGAATCCAAACGATACGTTTTATTTAAAAGAGAAATCCGACGCCAACGAACAGATAGACCAGTTGGAAGCTAGTATGGATGGATATGAGAAATTTCTTTACAAAAATCCAGCTTGGTATGAAGAACATGCGGCGATCTATGATGGTTATACATCCGCGTCACTGTATGATAAGAACAATCTTGGATCATTGATAAACAATTTACCGCAGTTTATGATAGAAGATGCGGAGAACAACGCGGATTATATCAAGTTTGTGGGAATGGTTGGTCACTTCTTCGACAATGTTTCATTGGCGGCAAAGCAATACACGGCAAAAAATCAATATTCAAGTTCTCCAAATTCTGGAATATCTATGCAAATAGTTGGAGATATGTTACGTTCACTTGGTTGGGATGCCGAGATATCCAAAGAAAATCTTCCGTTGTTGCTATCTTCATTTGCAAACAAAGACTTTGATCGAGATTCCGTTCTATATTCACAATCCAGATCGTTGTCCGAAGAAGAACGAAATCAGATAATCTGGAAGCGTATTTTGAATACTCTTCCTTTCATATACAAGACCAAAGGAACCGAAGCCGCATTGAATGCGCTTATATCTTGTTTTGGAATTCCAAAGAATATCATAAAGATCAAGGAATACGGAGGAATACAAAGCACCAGCGATTTGGTAGACAAATCTCTCTATATAATTGAGGATGTCAAGTATGAACCATACTTCAGCGGAAGTGGGGAATATTTCAAGTTTAACTGGACAGGAAGCGCCAAGACTATTGAATTTAATTTCAGATTCGACCCAAATAAAACCCACGCGCAAGGAAATGTTTTCAGATTGGTAAATTGTTCAGACTATTGGGTGGTGGGTGCAGTAAGAGAAAAAGGAAACGATTGGGGAAGATTGTTCTTTAGCATCGATGATGGTTTTGGAAATGTAAAAACTTCCACCACAAACAGAATACCAATGTTTGATGGAAATTCCTATCACGCAATGATACGGAGAAATTACGTCGTGGAACAATTTTTAGCAACCGCCTCTATCAATGAGTATCCTACCAGGTACGATTTAATTCTCCAGAAATCTGAAGATGACAGAGTGACATATTCGGCAACTTCGAGTGTGTTCTTAAGCGGAAGCTACAACAATTCTTTTGAGTCTGGTCAGTATCTTTATATAGGAAATTATAACCAATCAACTGCTTCACTGAGTATGGATCCCGAAGCATTTTTTGGAAATATAGATGACATACGTATATGGGAAAATCCATTATCGAATGAAAGATTTTCTAAACACACATTGAGCAGAAATTCTTATGATTTGGAAACTCCCCAAGAAATGGTGGAGAAAAATTTGTATAGAGTATCGTTTGAACGTCCTCTTGACCTGTACGACTCTTCTGGAAAAATAGAATTAAACAATTTAGCGTTTCGTTCCGATTTCCCGACATTCGAAGTCGTCAATTTTCCACAATCTTTGTCGGTGGCTGAAAGAGAGAATTATTGCGAACCATCTGCGGAATCGATGTTCCCATATCAATTTTCAAGATATGATGTGCGGTTTACCATGAATTTGCCGGACTATGGATCAAATAAATTCAGAAACAATAAAATAAATTATGTAGAACAGGAGTTATTGTCCAATCTGTCGTCCGAGACTCGCGCTTCATATAAGACCAGTGAGCTATTGACCGTGGACGCAAATAAGTTGGGAATATTCTTTTCCCCTGCCGAAATACAAAATACCGAAATCATAAAATTCTTCGGTGAGTTTCCTTTGAACGATTTAATCGGAAATCCCGCCGACGTATATCAACGAACATATAGCAAATTTGAAACATTCAAGAAGATATATTATGATCAAGGATTTGGAAGTATAGACTTCACATTTTTCATGAACATCATTCGCTTCTATTTTGACAAGTCGATGTTCAAGTATATCAAAAGCGTGGTACCAGCCAGAGCAAAATTGGTTGATGGTATGTTGATTGAACCAAATATTCTAGAAAGACCAAAATTGCAGATGCGTCCCTTGACAAAGGAGAACATCGCTCAGAAAACTGGCGTTGCGGATGGAACCAAGAATATAACAGCCGTGCAAGATCCGAAAAAGATCGGAACAATGAAAACGGAATACAGAGGATCTTCCCTATATTCCGATGTAAATCAGGTATGTTTTCCTATAGAAGATGACAAATATGGATTCTCTGTATATTCTGACGATGGAATAACATACTACAACGACCAATTCTATAGAGCAGATGTGGTAAAATACAAGAAAAAATATCAAGTTTATTCCAGATATGTTTCTCCAAATTCCCAATTGACCGAAGATCAAATTATAAATGACAATAGAGGAAAAACCCAAACGATTGAAAGAACATATACGAAATTGAATTTGGCAAAGTTGGTAGAACCAAACAAGTATCCGATGACCGCATCATTTTATACAAGTTTGGGTGGAACGTATTTTAGCGGAAGCTTATACTTTGATGCAAATCTTCGTGGCTGGAATGACTATACAATGTCTTTTGCTCATAATGTTGTTGGTGTAGTATCCGGTGCAATAGCCGGTTTGGATACTATTCAGAATCCTGGTGCAACTTCGTTCATTCAAGGAAATATTTTCAGTCCTGGTATAATGATTTCCGGCAGTCTGATTCAGAATGGAAAATATGTGGTATATTCCGGGTTGTTTGATACCACCAACGACGGAAGACAGTTATTCGAAGGAACTATATACGGAGAAAGCACAGGAAACACCGCAAACGATAAGACGGCATATAACCTATATTTCTTGGCGGATAATCCAACAGGTTCATTGCTTAACGAATTTGTGAGTTATACATCCAAAGAACTGTTTGGTCCATTGGCGCAAAGCTTGGCCTACAGAAAGATATATTCTATGGAAAATTATCCATCAACATCAACGTTGCTACAAGGATATAGATATAATCATTACAGATTCAGTAAAAAGCAGTTTTCCCAAAAGGAATTGAACGGATATCAGCAAAATCTGGCTACCAACTCTCAGATTAATTATAAGTGGAAAAAGAGTAGTCAGAACAAAAAAACTACCGTAGACCCCAAAACCGGCCTATTGGATAACAGTGAAGCGGTTATAGTAAAAACGATATAAAAAATACGAAAAAAAGACTTTAACATATATATTTATTTAGAAAGATACCTATATGGCATACATCAATAACGAAACAATTACCGTAGATGCGGTTCTTACAAAGAAGGGAAGAGAACTACTTGCTGCCAAGGGTGGCCTGAACATAACCTCGTATGCGCTGGCCGACGACGAAATTGATTATAGCCTGTATCAGCCAAACCACCCACAGGGGTCGGCATACTATGATTTGGCAATTAGAAACACACCAGTGTTCGAAGCGTTCACGGATGAAACACAAGTGTTAAAATACAAGCTCGTCACATTGCCATCCGGTCAAACATCTATCCCTGTCATTTCACTTGGTCAGACTTCCATTTATGTTGACAAGGATTATAAGGGAGAAATCGTTATTGTCCCAAGCACAAACCCAGTATATAACACCACATTGGGATATACCGCAATATTGACCAACAAGGACGTAGGAACAATCATTGGCGAACAGCTACAATCCGCAACTACGGCAACTATCCCAACATTTATTGGCGACGTTTCTTCCACAACCGCTCAAGTCGCTCTTGGTATCAGATTTAGATTTGTACCAAACGCTTCTTTGACAACTACAACCAGCACAACATTGACCGTGGTTGGTAATGAAAGCGGAGGATCTGTTTCCATCCCAGTAGTTGTTAATGTCAGATCTTAATACTTACGCATATGATTTTTAAGCAATTCGACTCCACGGACATTGTAGCAGGAAGATCTCAGCCAGTATCCACTGGGTTGTGGAGTGACGGCGAAATTGGATGGTCTCAGTTTTACACAAGCAGTGTTCAAACCGTCCCATCATCTTCATTGTTTGAACCATTGAATGGATTGTACTATACAAATGTATATGATTATCCAATCGCTTCTGCCAGCGCGGACATTTATTTCTCATTGACGTTCGGACATTATGCCGGTTCTGGATCGTCAACATTTGACACCAATACTTCTCAGGGAAGTTTGATATATCCGACCAAGGCTATCTATAACCAATATCGAAACCTGTTGTTGGCTCCCGGTGATTCGAAGTTTTCTTTTGTGCAATCTGATTCCAACGGAAATCAAACATATGTAGATTCAGATTCAGTTTATACTATATCTTTCAGAAGCACAAAATACAAGGACAGATTGGATCCAGGCCAATTTGAAATGACCCTTAGTGGATCCAAAGGATATATCACTTTGATAGATGACTCCAAAGACAATCCGGACACCGGAACCCAGACAGGTGGAAAGCGATATAACATCATAAGAGGAACCGTTGCGGACGGTGCAGTGCAGACAAAAAATTATGAAGCAATCGGATCAATGTATCCTGACTTGGGAATCGTTGTATTAAATCCCACCGCATTGAATACTTTGGTAGGAACCGTTGACGGAAGATCGTTATACGATCCAGTAAATGGATTGGGTGGTCAATTCGCAAGAATGCAAAATGTATTATTCAGATCAATCAAGGTCGGCGCACAATACAGATCGTTCAAAGCGAGATCCACTGAGTATGTTGCCGCAAGACACTTTTTCGTTCGCGTTAAGAATCAAGAATACAACTATAGCAATAATCCTACATTCGTTGTTTCCGATACTACCAGTGCCGATTATGGCAAATTGAGATTTAGCGACTTTTATACCGATCCAAAGGTGTATATTACCACGGTTGGCTTGTATAATGAAAGCAACGACCTTGTAGCAGTCGCCAAACTCAGCCAACCATTGCTCAAAGACTTCACGAACGAGTGCCTTATAAAAATTAAGATAGATATATAAGCTGGTGGTGGAATATCCCCCAGTTAATATATTTATACTTATATGATAAAGCAGTTCTCCGCAGGGGATATCACAATAAGACCGTTTAATGCCTACAAGAGTTGGCGAGTTCAGAGCATAAGTTCTGGATCGGTCGATTTGTATGGATATAATACCTATTATTCAGACCTGTGCGAAATAAACCACGGCAAGAAACTGACTTCCATTTTCTATCCATCTGGGAGTCCGTATTATTCGGCTTCATATGAACCAATCAATTCTTCTGGAAAGTATTATAGAAACATATACAGCTTGACGGATGCGATGTTTTATCGCAATAGCACAAATTTTTCCGAACTGTTTGGTGTTGAAAATCCTGGCATCGGTGCTGTTTCTGGTAAAAAAGAAATAAGAAATATACACGATAAAGTGGTGACTTTGGCGTTGAATCATAATTCGTTTGGAGAAAAAGTTAGACCGCTTACGATAGACATCGTCGATAATTCTAACATACATGAACAATACAGAATAAAAGACGACGGATATACCAATCTTTACATTTCTGGGTCTCATTTTTCAAATCAAGTCATGCTGGGTGCACCAAGGAATGTATATCCTAGACCATTTTGGGATACAGGCAGCGTACAGTATTATCTCAGAAATCTTGACGGAAGTTTGACTGAAATAAACGTACCAACGGCCAAAGAATATTATGCGTTGGGAATGGATGTTATTTATTCTGGTTCGGCTGCATATTTGTATGATACAAGTTCCGTCGTGGAAATATTCCAACCGGAGAATGAACACTTTGGTGAATCTGTAAATTCATGGTACAAATATATCGCGGTTGGATCTACGATAGATTCCACCAATTTGATTTCTCACGGAAGAGGATATGCGGCTATATTCAAATATGACGACGACACTGATGGTCACAGGTTGGTGAAAAAGTTTGATTGTCCTTTAAACCAAGAAGATGTTCTTAATGGACTTGATATAGATGACACTTTTCCGTATACAATACACGATTTACAAGCTAGTGCGTCATATTTCACGGATACATTTGGTCACTCAGTATGTGTAAGGGATAATTTCTTGGCAGTGGGATCACCGTCCGGTTCTTTTTGCTTCACCACTAGTTCATACTCTGGTTATGTGTTCGTATATGACAAATATAAGGGCGGAACAGACAACTGGGGATTAATCAATATATTGCAGGGAGGCAGTGACGGAGACAAATTCGGATATTCAGTATCTCTCGACAAAGATCTGCTGGCGGTGGGAGCACCACAAGTAAGTGGGTCTGGCGCAGTATACATTTACAGAAGAAAACAGTATTTCAGTACCGGTTGCGACAACATAGAAACCAGTTCTTTCTGGCAGAGTGTGGTGACGCAGAACAGCTTCTGTGAAGATATTATATCTGAATCTGGCTCATATTATTTATACGGTGAGGCGGAACTTCCTCCAGCCGCTTGGTCGGCAAGTTACACTTGGGTATATGAAGCAACCATAGTTCCAAGCGTTTTATCGACCGGAGACAATTTTGGATGGTCGGTGTCATTGGATTCCAGCAGCCTGCTTGTAGGAACCAACAAAAATGGAAATGGATATGCCGCATTCTTTACTTGTTCATACTACTCCGCGTCATATGGAGAATGTCCCACAGCTTCTTGGTCCGAGTATAGAATTGTTACTCGCGACGCCACATATGGAGACTTGGATATGTCTTCGAATTTGTATGCGATAGATGTAACAAATGCCACCGTTACAAAGGATGGATTTGGAAACTCCGTGTCAATCAGCGGAGACAATGCCATAATTTCCTGCCCACGAGACAAGGCATTCATACCATATTCTTCATATACTGGCTCCGCCAACATACTTGGTGCCGCATATCTTTACAAAAATATATATTTGTGTAATGAACTGGGCTACTTCAAAGTATTGAAGACGTTCGGAGACAGACAATATACATACAATAACAATTTTGGAAAAGCGGTGTCGATTGGAGGAATATATGCGGCAGTAACTTCTTGGCCGGATAAAGTAGGAAGATCTGTGGACTATTATGATGGACAATATATTCTAGAAGATTATAGCTATCAAACAACGTCTTCAGAAGATCCAAGGGCGGTTCTTGGAAGAGTTCATGTTTACAAATACGACGATGTGTCTGAAAACTGGAAGTTGACTGGCATGGTCAAGAGAAATAAAGAATCCAACAAACCTGCGTATTTATTTGGTTATTCCACGTGTGTATGTTCTGATTTTCTGGTGGTTGGTTCTCCCGTGGTAAATCTAGTTACACCGGAAGCTACAGCGTCCGTGTATGATCCAAACAATCTTGTCGATTTTCCATCCAATTATTCTGGTTCCGTTTTCGTGTATCATCTTGCCGATTATGAAGAAAGTCCGTTGATTGGAAATTCATTTTATAAGAATGGTTATTTTGTTCTAACCACTACCGCATCAAATTATTCCAGTATATTCACCGGTACAGGATCATCTGGATTTGATATGACCTATCAAGGAAGACATACGATATTCGAACATGAATATCTGTGTTCAATCCGTCCCGGTGAATTCAATTATAGCACAAACCCAACAACATTGGTAAAAACTGAATTATTGTTCGACGTAAACCAAGACGGAGTTTTTGACTTTTTGGATGTGGATTTGATAATGCGATATCTTCAAAAGAAAAAATTCTTCGAAGAATTCGTATTTGACGACAACGGCATAGTCCTCGAACAAGATTCAAGAGCAGACTATAGCTGGTGGAATAACGACATACTTCAATTGGAATCCGAGGATGTGCTGTTGCAAGAAAGCTTCGAAGCCGCATATTTGGCAAGTTCTTCATTTAATTCTTTTACCAGAGAAGCATTTGATTATATCCAAACAAAATTGGTGGACACCGGAATTCTTGACATAGATGGTGACGGAAAAATAAATATGAATGACGGAAACATACTGTCACTGTATTATCTAGAAAGACTTATTCCGCAGAAATTGGAACCCCTGCTGTCTATTTCATCCACCAGAATTTATGTCAAAGATATAAACGAATATCTGAATCCATACTGCCGCACAGATTACAACAAGATACTTCCATACTTTAATGAATACCAGTATAGTTCATCATATGATCCAACCGGTTCATATCTGGCTCCATTCATAACGACGATTGGACTATATCAGGGAAATGAACTGGTGGCCGTTGGTAAAATGGGTAGACCGGTCAAGAATTTGATCGATTGGCCGCTCAATATTGTCGTTCGTTTCGACACCTAACAATATATTTATAATAAATAACAGGAGAAATATATATGCCACAACTACCTTCTATCAATAGAACATCACTGACCACCAATCTACAAGCGAGATATGAATCTTCGTCAAGATTGGGTGGAGATATTGGAACTGCCAAATTTGTTGGAACAGATAGAGCCGTAACAGATATGATCAATGGCACTGCGCGTGGAATAACCGGAAACGATGTGCATTCAGCCGAATTTGGTCGTGGTGGTTTTACTTCCGCTGGAAAAAATTACGCCAAAGACGTATTGAAACACAACAACACCCAATATTACGGTTGATTTATTATAAAAAGGTTATATGAAAGTGTTGGGATTGGATTTATCCACAACTACGTGTGGATGGGCGATAACAGAAGATAAGCTAATATTAGCTTGCGGCTATATTGATATTTCAGACGCTGAAAAGTATAAAGACAAAGCCGACCTTATTATAAAAACTCTGGTTGGTCATAGTTTTGATAAAATAATGATAGAAGAAAGTTTATTTGGCTTTGCTGGCGGCGGCACTTCTCAACAAGTCATTATAAAACTGGTCAAAAACAAGGCTGTAGTTGGTTTTATACTTGAAAATCATTATGGTGTGACCGTCGAGAGCATTCACGCACAAACTGCTCGTAAAAAGGCACTTGGAGCCGCCAGAATCAAAGGTGTAAAACCCAAAGTATTTGTTAAAGAAAGCATTGATAGAATGTATGATATGACCAAATGGACAGTTCTCAATAAAAAGGGCAATGAGGAAAAACGAATGGAAGATGTAAGAGATGCTATCGTGCTCAGTTTGGCGGGTTGATTTTATAGTTTGACTAATAGCAAGTTATCCTTATAGTAATGGGGTAAATGTCTACTCTCAAAACTTCGGAACTTACTGCTCTTATCAACAGAGTGTTGAAAGAAGACGGTAGGCTTCGCAAAGGCAATAATCTTACATATCATTGTCCGTTCTGTCATCACAGAAAGCGGAAACTTGAAGTATGTCTTGATGAGCCACAGCCTTGGAACTGCTGGGTGTGTGGAACAAAGGGGCGTGGAATATTTTCATTGTTCAAGCGTGTCAAGGCAGGTCCGGAGATGTTTGCTACGCTTGAAAAGATTGGCGGGTCAAAGCCACGCAGAAGTTTAAGTTCACTTTTTGAAAGCAAGTTGCTTAATGCTCTTGGAGAGAAAGAGACAGATGATCATATCGTGATAGAGTTGCCGTATGATTTTCGCAGCCTCGCTTATGACGATGGAACGCGAGATTACAAAATTGCCAAGAACTATGCCAAGAAGCGCAAACTTACTCTTTGTGATATCGTGAAATACAACATTGGATATTGTGTAAAGGGTCCGTTCGCCAACCGACTTGTATTTCCATCATACGACAAAGACAATAATCTTAACTTCTATAGTTGCCGCAGCTATTATGACGATGGCTACAAGTATAAGAATAGCGAAGCGTCGAAGGATATAATCGGATTCGAGAACCTCGTAGACTTTGACTTCCCCATTTACTTGTGCGAAGGAGCACTTGATGCTATTTCACTAAGACGCAACGCCATCCCATTATTTGGCAAGACGATGAGCAAGAAACTTAAAACGGCGATTGCCAACAGCAAATGCCCCGAAGTAAACATTGTATTGGACGATGATGCTATGTTTAGTGCAGTTAAAATAGCACAGTTTGTTCAATCTCTCGGAAAGGTTGCAAAGCTCGTAAAACTGGAAGGCAAGGATCCGAACGTGCTTGGCTTTGAAAAAACATTGGAGCAGGTTAAAGAAACGGATATGCTTGACTTCAAGGCATTAACTCGGTTAAGATTGGGGAAATAATTTATGGTAGATACATTTGAAAAACTGGATATAGGCTTGGATAGAATTGATTATGTTGTGCACATATCCGACATTCATATTCGTCTCACAAAGCGCCACGAGGAATATAGAGAGGCGTTCGAGACGCTGTATGCTGAAATTTTAAATACTCCCGAGAATACCGTCATCATAAATACCGGAGATACGTTGCATAGCAAGGTAGATTTGTCTCCGGAAGCAGTTCAACTTGCCAGTGAATTCTTTCATCGACTGGCGGAACTTCGTCCAACAATTGTTATTGCGGGTAATCACGACTGCTTGCTCACCAACGTCACTCGACTTGACAGTATTTCTCCTATCGTTGACAACCTGAAGCACAAGCGTTTGTTTTATTTGAAGAATACAGGATTGTATGGTGTGGCCAATTTGCTCATTAACAATATGAGCGTGTTCGATGATCCTACCAAATACATTCGTATGAAGAATGTATCCAA